GGTAACTTGAGCAATAAACTCAGAAGCATCAATTTGCTCCTTAGTCATTGGCACAGGCAGTTCGACGAATTTAACATCGGTACAGCCTGCACGGACCAGGGTACGAGTTCGGCGCTTGTCGTTAGTATAACGAACTGCACCTTTACCTTTTTTGTCAACTGCATAGCCGACAAATGCAAAGGTCTCACCTTGTGCAACAGCCTCAACCGCGGCCGCCACTACAGCAGGTGCCACTGGGGCAACTGCAACAGAAGCCAAGGTCTTAGCCTTAGCACGAGCTTCGCGTTTACGGATTGCATCTTTGGACATTGAAAGAACTTTAGACATAAAAACTCCAATTTGTTTGTTGAGTAAACATTGCAGACCCATTCCGCAATATTTGTAGTGTACTACAGACCCAGATCCTTGTCAACCTGTTTTTTATGCTTATTTTTACGATTGTAGGCTTTTTTGCTCACTTCTGCACGGCCCTTGAAAGGACTGTTAGCAGAGTAAAGCTCAATAGCTCTACGCTTGTAAGGCATAGCTGGCAGTTTGATAGTGATCTTTTGCATAGTGTATGTATTATACCGCTTTTTAGAGCCAGAGTCAACCTATTTTTTGGCTCTTTTTTAGATTTTTTTGTTGTTTTTTAGCAACATTGCTTAATTTTTAAGCAAATGTAGTACTTTTGCTTGCTTTAGTACTGCACTCATGCGCTTAAAGTTAGTACTCACTAACTCTAACAGCTCATCTGCAGGGTTTGTTGATGTGCTAGCAATACCAAACGCAATCTCGCCCATGTCTGCAAAGTAACTTGGACTAGGCCAACGAGGTTGCTTTATGCCCCAGGCATCTATAAACAAACATTCCTCGCCAATAGTACGCATGATAGGCTTTCGCTTAGAACCAGGTAAAGATTGTGCAGTAAGTAATTTTATAGCAATTGGTTCATCCCAGATGTTTGTACGATCAATTGTACGGGCTACAGTATGAACCAAAAAGGCTTCCACATCAGGCTCTAAGAAAGTCTGACTAGCACCCTGGGCTTCAACAACAATTTCCCACCCAGCTCGTACATATGGTTGCCAATGTTGCATATCTATATTTATAAATAACCTATGCAAAACGAATTTAGAAAATATGTAATGATTGTAGAAGGCACTAAGGAAACTTTAAGCCTTAATCGCCTACCTTATAAAAGAACAGAGTTAGAGCCTGTTATGAGCGAAGCCACACTTGATTATCATTATGGGAAATTAGCCAAAGCTTATGTCGATCGCTTTAATGCAGGTGAAGGTGATCCTAAGTTTAATAAAAATGGTGCAGACCTACACAATATTTTCTTCCCACAATTGAGACCACCAAAAGCCGGAAACAAGCCTGCTGGAAATATTAGTGATCTGATTAATCGAAATTTTAAAAGCTTTGATGCTTTCAAAGAAGAAGTTGTAAAAGAAGCGATGGGAATTCAAGGTAGCGGATGGATATTTTTAGACCGTAACGGAAAGTTACAAACTATCCCTAATCACAGCATAACAGGCAACACAGATAGAATAGTATTATTAATTGATTGGTGGGAGCATGCATGGGCCTTAGATTACCAATCAGATAAAAAGAAATACTTAGAAAACTTTTGGCGTATCATCAACTGGGAATTTGTTAACCAACGCCTTGTTTAAATAGGTATAATGATACCACTAGAACAGCTAACAGCTCAATTACCCGAAACACCACCCAAGCATTTCTGTATTGCGCCTTTCCAAAGTATTAGACAAAACCCACATGGAAGAAATAGTCCATGTGCATTTGGTGCTGGCGAATGGAGACATGGAGATCTTACTCCAATAGAAAGATGGAATAGTGTAGAGTTAAACCAACTTAGACAAGAATTCATTGACGGGAAAAAGCCAACAGCATGTAATCGTTGTTGGGCTGAGGAAGACGGAAATAAAGAAAGTTTGCGTATGCGTCAGTACCAATACTTTCCAAATGACTACGACGATTTTATCAAGACTGGACTTTGGATGCGTGGTCCAAAAACAGCAGTCTTTAAAACCAGCAATGTTTGCAATCTTGCTTGCCGCAGTTGCGGCGCATGGGATTCTAACACTTTTACCAAAGAAGGACAGTATTACGCAAAAGAATATGACACTAGGATAGAAGGCAGAACGCATAATCGTTTTATACCATTACTACAACCCAAGCACATGGACTTTATGCAATACAAAGACATTGCTGTAAACTTAGAAAAGATTGATTTCTTTGGCGGCGAACCATTGCTTAATACTACACAACTTGATCTCTTAGAATATCTAACTGACAAGGGACTTAGTAAGAACATTACATTATTCTATAGTACAAATTGTACTAACAAACCAACTGCAAGGTTAAAGCGGGCTTGGTCAAAATTTAAAAGAGTTGAACTATCACTTAGTATCGATGGTATTGGATCAAAATTTGAATACCTTAGGTACCCGGGTGTATGGGCAGAAGCCGAAGCAAATATCCGAGAAATGATTGAACTAAAGAATAAGTTAGATTGTGAAATTTATACAATGGGTAGTCTAACTGTCAGTTCTATGAATTGTCTAAGTGTTGACGAAACATACCAATGGCATAAAGAAAATATTGGCGATGTTTACATTAACATGATTAATAGTCCATCATACCTTTCTTTGCATACAGTACCCAATGCCTTAAAAGAATACATTCGAGAAACTGTAAAAAATAAAGAAGTCCTTGGATATGTTGATATTGCAGAACACAATCCTAAGCTATGGAAACAATTTATTATATGGATGAAGCGACAAGACATCTATAGGCAACAATGCTTTAAAGAAACCTTTCCGGACTTATACAATGCAATAGCACAGGGCTGGCAAGAAGTTACCGACCTTAGCGAAACAAACTTTTATAGTTAACCTTTACCTTGGGCTTTGCGACTCAGTCCATCTAGCCACAACAATATGTCATCATTTACTAACCGAATTTCTATTGCGTCTTGTTCGCCAAATATACGGAAGTAGCCAGCACCATGATAATAAGGCCAGTCTAGGTGTTGTTCGAGTCCGATCAAATGTCCAGGTTTCGGACTCCAACCAGAAGGACATTGATATGACCAATATCTAAAATGAGGACGCATTAGTTCCCAACCAAAGCTGGTTAAGCGAAGACCTTTTTGTCGTCCTGGTTGATAATTTTTAAACACCGTGTAAGGTGTTATTTTGGTATTTTCCCAAATATGGGGAACAGGATACTGAGCTAGGTACTCAGTTATCTTTAAAGGTATTTCCTTGCTCATTGATGCGGCGACCTTGTTTTAATTCAACTACTGAAAAATCATTGGTCTTGAACATTTTATTTAAACGGTCTGCAAGGTTAAATGCATGCCCTGGATTACTAAAGGACACCTTTTTGTATTTAGGCCCAGGATAACTAACTAGGCTGTTTAATGTGCGTAGGTTGATTGGCTTATCTTTATAAAATACTGCATAGATAGCATCAGCCGCAAGCACTTCTTCGCTTTTATATGTACGAGGATTTGTATTTGTAAGGATAATGGTTGGCTTTGGTCTACTCATGCACTTATTTAGCAAAAGTGCGTATTTAATGAGTCGATTAAGTACTACTTAAATGAAGCTTTTGGCTTTAAAAGATTTTAGGTTTCTACCAGTTAAAACAACACAGCTTAAACTTGACTTGGCATCTTCGGCTGATATCCCGGATGCAACTATAGTCCAAGTTCCTGTAGATCTGCTTGCCCATATTGTCATTAACAGATCTAAGGTATCAACTTCACCGGTGATAATGAGTTCTTCGCCTACACTGGCCAATCCGCCTACTACCTCTTCACTGGTAGCACATGTCCACGGAACATTAGTTTGAAATACTGCGGCTAGTACTGGCAAACACTTTAATGCTAGATATAGCACAAAAGTGATTAGAGCTAATTTAGTTATAAGTGGCCGCCAGCCAGTTTGTATGTTGTTGAGCATTATCGCTTGCCTTTTGTAACTGATACTTACCACAGAACTTCATAAAATAGGGTCCTACGGAAGTATTCTTAGGCCGCTGTACTGCTTCAGCAATGCTCTGGTCTAGAATAGACTTAATGTTATCTGGTTGTGCAGATAAGTCAATGATACTACGATTACGCTCGTAGTCATCTCTTACCAAGTGTTCGACACCTTCATGGTCGGACCAACGCTGGAGCATGAGATTGTTCCACATGAATCCTTTGTTGTTTCTATCGGCAAAGGCTTCCTCGAGACCAACCTTATTTTTTGTCCCTTTGGTGCGTACTCCCGGATAAGCACTAAAGATGTTGTCTGAGGTATCACCTCGCATACACTTCTCAAAGAGTAACCACTCGGGGTTCGGTGCGGCCTTGACTTCTTTAGTTTTCTTATCAGTGACCGGCTTACCTTTGTCATCAAAGTATCCTTCATGTGTAGTCAATACTCCAGCAATGCCATTATACAATTGTACATTAGGTGCAACAAGTTGTTCGAAGTCGCTGTCACTTGATACGATCACATGATTATCATTTGGATGTAAATGGATCCAACGGGCAATAAAATCATCTGCTTCGCATACAGCATTACGCAATACCGTTACATTAGTTTTAGTGCTAATGTATTCGTAGAATTTATCAAAGCTTTCCCAGAACAACTTTTCTTCTTCGGCTTCTTTTGGAGTATGCTTTGCCCTTGCATCGGCTCGCTGAGCTTTATAAGGCTTATAGACATCTTTACGCCACGAACGACCTTCAAATGCAAATACAACATGGCGACCTTGGCGCTCACGCCATTGCTTTAATACGGCGGCAAGGATAATATGATAACTCATCGCAACCCTCTCTTCAGGATCACCATTGCGGATCACATGACGGGCACGGAAGAAAAGATTTGCGGCATCGACGATTAAGTAGCTCATGCAGTTATTGTAGCAGATGCTACCCTCAAAGTCAAGATTGATTTTTAGTTTTTTCGTTTGTGGCAATACGGCCCGCATCAGCAACAAAGTCACCAGCGGCTTGTCCATCCATTCCAACATTGCGACAAAGGTCCGTGAACCATTCATCTACAATCTCTTCGGGGACCATTCCTTTGTATCCACTCTGGCGTAGGAATAGTACAAACGCAGGATTCCATTCTAATTCAAAATAACCTGACTTTGGATTAACAGGATCAACATGCGCCTTAACAACATTGACCCAGGGCTCAGGGCTCTTCTGCATTGACTTTGCAGTTGGCTTCTTTTTAAATTTATTCTTTAACCATTCAAACATATTTTTCTTCTCGCTCTTTAATTTTAATTAACACTTCTTCTCTCCAATCATTGGTTTCTTCATACCATTTACTGCGTTCATCATCCGTTCGAAAACATCCAATGCATAAGCCATTGTCATCTGCAACGCAAATACCCTGACATGGGTTTGTGTTATTTGCGTGTTCATCCGGCTCTATCGAGATAGTCGTGTTGTTGTTCATCGGTTCTTTTAGGTCTAAATAATGCGGCCAATTGTCTCAAAGGGCGTTCTTGTGTTTTTTGCGCTGGCATTATAGGTTTAGGAGTATATCCATGATATCTAAGACTTTGGACAGCATGGCTAAGGCCACAAGTCTTGCAGATCTCATTGAGAGCAAGAGTTGTAAAAACATTATTATTGTAGCAATGGTGCGACCAAGTGTTTGACATAATCCTATATATCCTTTAAGTGTTGTGTTGATTAATCATCTAGCATATAAAACTCATGAATATCTTGTGCTCTTATTTTATATACTGCAAAAAGTGTTGCTTCGTGAAAACTGTTAAATATTTTTGATCTTAGGTTTCCTAGGCTATAGTACCTAACTTTGTACCTCTTTTGTTTTTGTATCATTATTTTTAAAATTCCTTAGATCCTTAATTGCAGATTTTAAAACTTCTGCATAATTAAGGGCCTGCTGTTCTGTCATTATGAGACTCGCCTCATACTCTATATATCCCCGAGTAAGCAAAGTCCATATTTTTTGCCAGCGATTTAATTTCCACCATTTAGATTTTTGCTGAGTATAGATAGTAACAGTAACTCTGTGGTCATCTACTTCTACCCAAACATTGTGATCATGGTTAGAGTCACCGCATTCACATGTAACTTGATACATCTTAGCGTCACCCCAATCATTGCGTTTTAAAATACCTTCTGCAGGCACTTGAGCTTTTAATGTGTTAGTAACCATATCAAGTGTTCCTTTTTATCATGATAACGATATTCAACAACTGCTTCGGTTGGTCCTGCCCAGACAACAACTCCTTCAACAGCATATCTTAGCCACATCAACTTTCCAGTTAGTTCACATCGCCTAGGCTTCCATAGAAATCTTGATTTCCAGAATGCCCTATCGTGGAATGTAGACAATTGATCTCGACTAAAATAAAAAGGCAATCACTTGCCCCAACCGTTTGACCAAATGTCTACATGGAGCCTTGGGCTATAGCGATAACCTCTAGCCAATGCTTCATCTGCAATATGTCGTGTATTAGAGAAGTATGCTTTGTCTGTGCCACCAACTGGCATAACACATACTTGTCCACCAAAGCCTGCTTTGCGATATTCGCTTACTGCTTGATCAACTTCGTTAAAATCTAGAATGTTTTCAATTACAAATTTTAAGTATGTGTGCCCAATAGTTTGATATTCAACAATAACATCAGGCTTAATTGCATCTGACCATTTCTCGCCACTTGCACTTAGCTTTGGACTTACACTAAATGTAAGATAGTCACGGTCTCTTCCAAACCTAGTCCATTCTTCAAATAGATATGTATGGAAGTCGTCATGCAACTTTTGAGTGCCATTTGTTTCAAATGTTAGATTTTCTAAGTCGTCCATACGCTTATTGCTTAACAACTCAGGATACAGTTGTTGCCAACCTAGCAACGGCTCGCCTCCAGTAATGACAAGATGTACATCATTGCCGTTGGCCTGCCCCCAATGATTATTTGGAGTCAATGCTAGCATTGCATCAATTGCTTGTTCAACACTATAGTTAGGACTTAGATGTTTAAATGCAGGATGCCAACTAGCATAACTATCGCATCCTGTATTAGCTAATGGCAAGTCATTGAAGGTTGGATACAAGTGTACTACCTTACCAATGTCATCTGGCTCTGTAGTTTTCTCACCTGGAGGTAATCCAAAGCCTGGACATTTAAAGTTACAACCAAATGTTCTAAAGAATACACTTGGTACGCCTACAAAGCGTCCTTCGCCTTGTGCGCTATAGAATATTTCGCTTACTTTAAATTCATTCATAAATGCTAGACCATTTCTTTAGTTTTTCAAACTTAGCCTGTTTAGCAATTTCCATGCCTTCGGCTGTTACTACATTTAACGATTGTAACAGATCTACCATAGCAAGTAAATCACCAATTTCGCCTTCTAAGTGTTGTGCATTAGTTAGTGGCTTACCTGGCTTCATATTATCCAAGCCAAAGCGATTGCATTTACTAATCGCTTGAATTACCTCGGCGCATTCTTCGCTGAGAATATTCATAACTTCGTGTAATTTATTATCCATTTTTAAAATCCATATAAGGGGCAATATCGTTATCAAACACTTGAGCCATTTGGTTCCACAATGCTTTAGCTTCTTCGTCGGTCATACCAGAACCATATGCAGTTCCATAATCTTCTGCACCGCCTTTGCGTAATCCATAATCATGGCGCCAAGTATAGCACATGCTGGTGATAATTTGTAATCTATTTTTCATGGTCTTGGAAAGTCTAATTGAAACACATGAGCCTTAGTACCTTTTAGTGCCAATAGCATTTGTTCTTGTTGTGCATCTTCAAGTTTTATATAGTAGCCAGGGAAGATTGATGAACCAACTAGTGCCGGTTGATGTGGGGTCATTGTCCCGGTCGTACTCAGGCTGGCCACTATATACACACTTAAATCTTCAGGTGCTTCAATTGGTTTCATTTAAATCTCCACTATCAGATCAGGATTCCATCCAGTATCTTCGCTATACCCATCATTGTTATAGCCACGAGGGTTACATACAACTCTTGTTTCACCAATTGTATAATCAAAAGGATGATGCGTATGTCCATGTGTCCACAGTTTAATTTGTGGATGATCTAAAATGAACTCCGACAAATCACTGTGATACCCACCGTTCATTAGTGTATCGTTACCATACATTGGATGACAGCTTTGAAAACTAGGACTATGATGTCCAACCACAACACACTTTTTGTCCTTATGTTCTTGAACAATAAGTTTGATGTAAGCAAGAGTTTTATCATGCCGAACAGCAACATCTAATGCACTCATCGGAGCATAGCTTCTGTAGTCGTTGCGGATGATACGAAAGTCGTTCATCATACCTTCAATGGCATGCATAGTCAATGGATCACGCTTGTTCATGTTAGTCCAAAGTGTTCCCCCTACAAACACAACATCTGAAACTTCACCAGTTTCATGATTCCTGTCTTGAATAGTGCAGGTATCATTCTCCAACATATGAATGTTGGGGTACTTGGCAAGTTCTTCACGCATGTAATCAATGCCTGCATAGAATTTACCATTGTAGAATTCGTGATTGCCCATAATGTAAATCACATGTGGGAACTGAAAACTACAACGCTTAAAGAAATCACGATAGCGTTGAGCCGCCTGTTGTCTACGACCCAAGCCCGTTCCTGCCGCAATTGCCGCTTGATCAAATGTGTTATTAGGTTCAGGATGGTCGTGCAGGTCTTGGGCAATACAAATATCGCCGCCTAAAATTAGAACATCGCAGTTATCATTATTATTAATGTAAACATCTGAAAATTCTAAGTGTAAATCACTAACAAGTTTTATCTTCATCGTTTTCTAGTTTAGCAAGAGAGTTTAGTCCATTAACTGGAATTCCATCTTCATCAACAATAGCAAATCCATCGAATATAAATCCTGCACCTTTACAGAAATCTGAAAATGCTTGTAGGATCTCTTCTAAGTTTGCTTCATTGTGATTGCAAGTAAGAATTCTAGTACCATCATTATAGCACATTATCCAAGTGGGGTCAAGTGGATCTGGCGTTCTTTTACGGTCTCGCCTAAGATCCTCTAGACTCTTTATTACATTACGCCACGGATCAAAATCAGCCATTGGGTCTCATTTCTCTATTAAGGTCTGTAATAGCTCTAATCAAGTCAACATGGATTCCAGACTTGACCAGGGCCGCTTCAAATGTTCTAACATCTTTAGGAAAGCATTTTCCACCAAACCCAGCTTGTCCATCTGGACCAGGCGTCTGCCAATGACTTGATCCAAGTCGACCTTCGGCTAACAACAATCGTCGGACAACATCATATGAAGCACCATTCTTTTCACATAACTCTCTAACTTGATTTGCAAAAATAACTTTCATTGCCAAGAATGTATTGGTAGATAACTTTGCAATCATTGCTTCTACTGCATCTGTTAAGAGTAAGGTACCGGTATAGCTTTTAAATAGATTTGCAAATTCCTCTGATGCTTCTCCTCCAATAACAACCATCTTTGGATTAGCACTATCTTCTTGCCATGTAGCTTCTCTGATATACTCTGGCCAAGCAATTAAGTTCTGTCCTAGTTGAGATTCTAATTTTTTAATAGACTCAACACCCATTGTACTTCTAATAACAATTCTTCCTCTGAATCCATTTATCAGTGCTTCGTTGATAGCGGCATCTACATTAGATGTATCGTTTTCTGGAAGTATGGTTGAATCATTTAAATCTGTGTTAACACAGATGATAACATAACCTGCATTTTCCCAACTTGCTGGGTCAGCAACAACATCTTTTGCTGGGTCATTAAACTCAATGTCTAATTCCTCATTTCCAAATGCTTCTAAGAACATTTCAGTTGATTGACCAACTGTTCCTTTTCCTTGGATAATAATTTTAATTGTCATGTTTTTCCCTTATCACATATTCTGAATACTTACTAATACTTTTATCTAAAAGTTTTTCTAAACGACCAAGATGAACCCATCCTTTAACTACTACAAGTATCTTTTTATACCTTGGATCATAGTCTGCCCCATGCAGGTAATCTTCATTATTCCATGCAAAGCTGTTAGTGTCATTAGGTAATTTTACATAGAAGCGATCTTCTTCTGGTATATCAGTATGGGCCGGATGTTTAGTTGCAGAGGCAAGATAGAATGTTTCTTTTGGATTTTCATTGTACAACATTAATCTTATTTCTGTAGGAAATCTCATTTGTCCATCTAGGCTAGCTGGCATATTACCATCGTAATGTGCAGGAATAGTAATGCTATTACTCCAAAATCTTACTGACCTAATTTTATTAAAAGGCAATAGTTCAAATATAGATTTGAGATATTTTGCCTGGCCCTCTACAAGTTCAGTTGACAACTTTGTTCCCCATGCACCAGCAGACCTTAAAGATGGAATATCAAACATTGATAAACCTTCCCATTGTTGATGTGTCATTAGTACATCACCAATTTTACCTTCAGCACCGCGATCAATATGTTGGCGATCTACAATAGCCTTTTCTTTATTCCAGGTATTCCAAAACTGCTCAGTGTCATCTAATTCAAATTTTGGTAAAGCCAAAGGCAACGCAACAATACCTTTGTACTTTTCGTTGAGCCTAGGACAATCGTATAGTCGAATTAGATTAGCATAACCACTTTGATCTGTCATCGCTCTAGTAAATCTCTTTTATTCTTGACTGTTTTGAATTCGTCTGCTGTGGGTAAAGGATCTTTTTTCTTTACAATTACAGGCCATATTTTACTAAGTTCAGCATTAAGTTCTAGATAAGAATGTTGGTCTGCTGATAAATCTCTATCTGCAACAATTGCATCAACAGGACACTCAGGTACACAAACTCCACAGTCAATACACTCATCTGGATCAATAACAATAAAATTAGCACCTTCTTTAAAACAATCAACAGGACAGACTTCTACACAATCTGTATACTTGCATTTAACACAACTTTCAGTAACTACATAAGTCATTTTATATTTTCCAATTTGATTCGATGCGTTCTTTATCAGTAGGCCTATTACCAGTAAGTCCTAACATGCCTCGATAAGCTTGCCATGCTTCTTGTACCATTGGATCATCATGGCCACCGGTAGGAAACAAATCAGCCCATACTGCATTTTCTGGCATCATATTTCTATATGTACCAAAGTTACGAGGTTGATGTATCTTACCTTCGCGAAATAAGACACTAGCAACACCTTGACATGCTGACTCATCAAGGCCATCTAGATATCCCGGGCGGTACATGTAATCTTGTATAATCGGAACTAATTGTTCCTGTGTTTCAAATTTTGTACCTGCAATAATTACAATCACATCATCAATAGCAATTTCTTCATTGACAATATCACGAATACAACGACCTAGACTAAAACCTACTTTCATGTGTACTCCTTGTCCACCAGGACTCCCAGGGGAAATCGATCCAAACATCTTTTTCCGCTTTGTTAATAATCATACCACAATAGTCAGTATACTGGTCGCTAGCCTCATTGTCAACCAAAGCGGCAAAACGAACCGTATCGTGCCAATACTTTGCAATAAAGTCTGGTTCAACTCCAGCGACACTAGAGGCCCAATCATCCATGAGCCATTTTTGTGTAGCACCAGAATCATTGATATCATCTACTAGCAAAATTTTCTTGCCAGCTATTGCTTCTTCGGGTGCCCACAATACTGATTCAGTCTGTGGATTATCTCTAAGAGATACCTTGACACTTTCATGTGGGATTTCTAAATAATGACTTAACATTGTACTTAGGATTAATCCACCTCGGTCAATACCAATTACAATATCAGGTCGCCAGTTAGTAAGATGTATATCGCGCACAATGTCATGTGCAAGGTGTTCAACATCTTGCCACGCAAGCGAAAGTTTATTACTCATTGTTGTCTTCTTTATCTGGCCCACTTAATAACCTTTCCATGGCTTTGTATTCATTGTACATTTCTTTAAGCATTGGGTATTTTTCATGTTTCTCAAACTCGGGAGTTAATACAAGCAAACGCTTTTTAAGAACATCTATAGTTTCTGCTAGCTCGTCTATATCAATTTCGTGCTTTGGTGTTTTTATTGTATTCTTACCGCTTGGGTTATTAATGCTAATTGCTGGTTGGTTTGATATATTAGTAGTAGTCCAAATTGAGCTACCAGAGTTGCTAGTTAGATACGCACCACTAGGATTACCGTTTATAGTAACTTGTCCATTGCTAAGTCCAAAGTTAGTTAGATCAACACTACCCATAGTAATCATACCGGCATCATATGGATCGCCGGATAATCCAGACAAAGTAATTGTCTCTGGAAGAATTGAACTGATCTCTTGAGCAATGAATCCAATTTTGTCTTTATCTATTTCATCATCCATGTGTTTTACCTTGGAGCAAATTCTTGTTGCATTTTAATGTTGTCAAAGAATTCTTTCTTTGTACTTTGGTCTGTGTTAAACGCACCTTTGAGTACAGTTGTTTGTGTTAAACTGGAGTGAGCCATAATGCCACGATTCTCACAGCATCCGTGTACTGCTTGAATGTACACACCTAGGTCTGTTGTACCTGTTGCTTTTTGGATTTCCCTAGCAATGTCATTACAAAGTTCCTCCTGGAGAGTACCTC